TTTGCGCTGAACTAGTATTGGTGTACTTTACATAAAGAGTTGCAGGATCGCCGCCACCTGCAGCAACTGCTTCAATAATTGTTGCAATTACACCAGAAGATTGGCCTTCAACAGTTTTACCTACAAGTGTTGAAACTTCTGGTAAAACATGTGATGGATCAGTTTCATCTAGTTTTATAAATTCATATTGGGGATTTATATTAACACCACCGGGTTTTACTACCGCTCCTTCTTTAAAAATATTATTACCAAATCTTTCAATCTGCTTTTGTAATATTGTTTGAAGTTGTGTTAATTCTCTAGCTTGTAAACCTACACCACTGTTAAAGAGTATTCTATGATAGTTATCACTATCACGAAAATCGTCTCTATATGTATTAGCTAGGGTTGCTTGTGTAAACGTTGTCGCCATAAATTATCCTATTAAAGTGATATCACTACTTTTATATCTTCAGTCTGTTCAGATGCTCTAATTACTGGTGCTCTATTTTCTATGTATAACACTTCTCCAGTATTATTTAAATACAATTCATTTGAATCTGCAACTACTGAAATAGTACCTGTTGTGCTACCTTCATCTGTAAGAGTATCACCAACACTAAAAGGTGTAAACCCAGTGCTATCAGTTTGATGATAAAAAACTTTCATGCCAGAAGCAGCACCAAAGTTTACAGCTTCATTAACATATGCTTTTGCTGGTGGTGTTTTACCATTTGTAATTAATTCATCAATAGATAGTTGAGTTGCGAATGCTGAATCTGCTATTAAAAATTTTAATGCTTTTGCAGTACTCGCGGTAAGAATGTTTCCATCATCTGAATCAGTACGTGGATTTCTAATTAATGTAACTTGTCTAAAATCTTGGTTTGTTCCAACTAAAAACTTTCCATCTTCAGCACCACTAGGTTTTGAATTAAACATTATGGATGTTGATTTTAATTCATCTCTAGGATCTTTACCGATGCCTTTAGGTGGTCCAATAACTGCTCTTGCAGTTGCACCGCTACCACCTCCACTAGATATTGTAACAGTTGCATTTATAAAGTTTTTTCCAGAACCAGCACTTTCATTTAACATATCAATTTTTGTAACTGCACCACCTACTACTTCAGCTGTTGCTTGTGCACTATCTCCAAGTGCTCCAGAATTTCCAGTTATTGTAACAGTTGGATTACTAGTATATCCAGTGCCACCATTTGTTATAACAATATTAAGGATTCTTCCTTCAACTGCAGAATCTGCAACTTGCCCTTGTTCTATACCACTTAAGTCAAGTCCTACTTGATCAGCAGAATCGACCTTTTCAACAGGTACAAAGTTTGCCGATAAAAATGCACTTGCTCTTGAAGCTGATAATGAATATAAAAATTTCCATGTATACCCATCGCTAGTTTTAAAGGCCTTTGTTTTAGTTGAAGTTGTAGGTTTTACAGTAGAAGGATTTGGACTTCCTGTTGCACTTTTACTTTGCTGTAGACATATATAAACTTCATTATCTTCAGTTAAAACATAATATGTGTTTGAAGGTATAGCACTTATATCATCATCATAACCATTATATATTGAACCTGATGACCAATTATATCTTGGTATAACGAATGATGCTGCAGCAACAGCTTTAACTGACTGTAATGAAGATTGTGTAGCTCTTATAGTTTTCGGTGTGTCAGTCGGTGTAGGAACTGTTTCAGTTGAATTCCACTGATCATTTTTTCCTATACCCACATAATATCTTGCTGTTAAGTTTTTCACTTCATTAACAACATTATCCAATACTTGTTTTTTAAAAGGGTCTGTTATTATTGCTGACATATTCTATTCCTTATGCTACCGTTACTTCGCCTTGGTTTCCGACTAAAAACCAGCTGGTTCCATCCCATATACAAGTGCAACCATCAAATTGTGCAAGTGTAAACTTAGTTTGTGAACCTCTAAAAGAGTCGGGGGTAACTTCCAAAGCGTCTGAGCCTTTATTTGTAAAAATTTTATATTCACCAATAGTAGTTCCATTTGGTAATGTTACTGCTAAAGTAGAGCCGGAGCTACGATTTCCGATTATCAGTGTTGCTGTTGCACTTACCGCTCCGGCTGAAGTTGCTTCTGCACTTGAAAATGCAGCTTTGTTCAACTCAACCGAACCTGTGCCTTTTGGTGTCATAATAATATTTAAGTTTGTTCCACTTCCAGTGGCAGAAAGCGTAGGTCCAGTTGTTGAAGCACCATTTGCAATTGTTAATTCGTTTACTGCACTACCGGTTGCAGTTATTTTTATAACCTCATTACCAGAAGTATCATTAATAGATGTACCAACTTTTGGTGTATTTAAAGTAGGAGACGTTAATGTTTTATTAGTAAGTGTTTGTGTACCTGCTTGTGTAACTATTACACCTGTAACACCATCAAGTAAATTTAATTCTGTTGCAGTACTTGTAAGCGCTACGTTTTGATTAATTTTCGGTGCAGTTAAAGTTTTATTAGTAAGTGTTTGTATTGTATTATCGAGTGTAACTGTTCCTGTAGAATCTGGTAACGTTATGATATTGTCTTTTGTAGGATCAGTTACTTTTAATCTTGTTTCAAAATCGTCAGTTGAAGAACCTTCAAAAACAACTGCATCATTTTCTAAAGATATTTGAGTTGATAAATTGTTACTATCAGCTAAAAAAGTATAAATTTCTCTGAAGTTAGCATTGATCTTACTACCTGCCGTTCGTAATGTATCACCATTACCGTCATTAGCCGAACTTCCTATACCAATATTTTGTCTTGTCATAAAATCTTCCTAATAATAGTTCTATTTATACATAAAAATAATCATTATGAATTAAAAGATGAATCAAATTGTTCATTATCCATTGTTTCAAGTTCTAGTGAGAAGTCCGGTGCAGCCGCTTCTGCGCTATCTCCTAATGCACCTAAGAAGTCTTTTCCTTGGCCACTATCATCAAATGTAAATGAATTTGCAGTAATAAGTTCATCAACATTTCTATAAAAACCTTGAAGTTGTGTAGCACTAAGTGTTTGATATTCACTGACTTTTTCATCAAGTCTTGCTCTAAATATTGTTCCATCAGATGAATCAAATAAAGCTGTTAGTTGAGTAAAAGGAGCTTGAGCAGTAATTGCTGCAGTTGAAATAACTTTTCTGTTTGCACTATCTTCAATTACGAGTGGTGCAGTAAATGTACCTACAGCTTCAACATCTGTCACAACTTGTCCAGCAATATAAAAACCAGCTGGATGTACGAACTTTTTATATAGTTCAAGCCACGTAACTTGTGATATCGGACTTTTTACTAAGATTGAAAAAACTTGATATAGTTTATTATTTCTAATAAATTTATTTGATTCAGGACCAATTTTACTTAGAGGACCAGCGGAATCATAGCCTATTGTAAAAATATCTTGTTTTGGAAACACCACTTCAGGATGCACTTGAAAGAAAGCTCTAAAAAATTCTTCAATTGAAAATCTGCTCCCTTTTGTTCTATGTAGTTCATGAATTCTTTGTGCATAAAAATTTGGATCAATAAAATTTTCACCAGTATTTCCAGCTGCTATTTCTTGTATTAAGTAAACTAATAAATCAGATGATATTTCTTGTGTATCTCTCGTGTGATATATTTTTCTTAGTTTATGATCAAACGAACTCAAACCGTCAGAGTCTAAGTAGTCATAATATTTTTCAAGAAAAGTTATAAGTTTTGGATAATCTTGAGTAAAATGTTCTGGTAGAGATTCACGAACTTTTCTTCGTAAAAAATTACGAGGTCTTCTATTATAATGGTAATTTATGTTAGCCATTAATAACCTGAACTACTTGAACTACTTGAACTTGATGAAGAAGTGGATGTTGTTACAGAAGAAATTCCACTTCCAGCTAAAGCAACTTGTGTTTCTTGATAGTCAAATTGCGCTTGTGCTTTTGATGCTACCGTGTCTATATCTATAACAGTTGCACGTAATGGTCTTATAGTACTCTCATTTGCCGGTTTAGCTGATAACTTAATAAAATCGCCTTCTATTGCAGTTGGTATAAAACCTACTAAATCAACTCTTCCACTAGCCGGATTGAATGCCCCTATGTTGTCAACTTCAATTGTTCCACCAGCTGATACTATTTCAAGCGTTGTTGATCTAGCTCTGTTTCTAATAGTACAACTTTTTGAATTAAAAGTAAAAGTTGATGAAGTAATGTTAGTTTCAACAGCTGGACCAATATCAGCTAATTTTACTGGATAATTTATTTGATAATTTCTTGAAACTCCAATAGTAGGAGTAAAACGTCTTTGTACTTTAATTGCCATTTTTGTATTTAATATTGATTGATCAACATCATCTATTATTGTTAATAAATTAGATCTTCTAAAAACTAAACCAAATTTTTGTAAATTATTTGCAAAATACGTATTTATTGTTGTTTGTATTAAATCTGCAGTAGATGAAGCTGTACTACTTGTTAAATCGGGATCAAAATTAAAAGTGGTTGTCAATTCTAAGAATGTTGTTTGTGGATCTATGAATTCAGTGTCAATGCTTGCTATTGCAAAATTACTAGTTAATTCACTTAATATTCTTGATTTAACACTAAGTTGTGTCGCAGCATCAACATCAGATTTAAATTTTAAAGAAACATAAACTCTTCCGTAAACAGGTGGATCATTGTCAGCACCACCCCATGATGCAACATCTTCAACGTATGATCCATAGTTTGTAAGAATTTGTGATTTATAATCTTCAGCTGTAACCATTCTTCTTTGTGAAGTAAAATATATTGGTGCATTTTGTCTAATTGATTCCACACCTTCTTTAAATGAACCACCTGCAGCGGCTGAACTTGTAACATTATTTAAGCTTACACCTTCGACTGTAGCAGTTGTTTCAAAAACTGATGCACCATTAGCAGCCGGTCCTTTTGTTGATAGATAATCAATAACAATTTTATTTCCTGCAACTGGTGCTTTTCCAGTACTAATTCCATCTCCAAATATAATTTCATAATAACCGTTTGGTGTTTCTTTAATTTGATAATGAGTTGAAGAAGGAGTAATTCTATTTGCAGTGTTTATATTTGTATATGTATCAAATGTTGAGCTAACAGCAGTATCATGAACTAATACTCTAATTGTTGTGGTATCAATTGTAACATCTGGTATGACATATATTTGTGTATCAGTTGTATCACCAACAAAAAATGTTTTTGTTTTTTCAATTCCTTCATAAATTGGAATGTCTGAAAGTCCATCTGACGTTTTAAATGTATAAAGACCATTAGCATCAGGTGTAGCAATATATTTTTCTCTAGTTAAAAAATCATATGATACACTATCAATAGAAGTAGTAAACTTAGTGTTTCTATCTAGTTCAATTGATGTTGGTCTATCGTTAGGATCAGCTATAGTAATACTAAGTGTGAGCTTAGCAAGTGCAGAAGCATATGATCTTGGAACATAACCAAGTGCTTCAGCGTGTGATATTATTGAACTTCTTAATTGTGCAGTATTTAAAAAACTTTCATTAAGTGCAAAGTTAGTAGTCAATCCATTCATATGAGTATTAAATGCTAAAACATCTAATATGTTACTTAATCCTGAAGCCTCAAAATCATAGTCACTGAATTCATTTTGTTTTTTAAAATATTCTTTCAGTCTAGTTTTTATAGTGTCAAAGTCTAAGTCTGTTGATTGTATTGTAGTTGTCATTTATCTTAACCTTGTTAAATTTATTTCTACACTTTCAGTTTGTAATGTGCTTAAAATTAAAAATGTAACTGTAACTCTAACTTCATTTTGATCTGCACTTATAACTGAATTGATATTTAATATTTGCGCTCTTGGTTCATAATTTTCAATGGAATTTATTATCCTACCTTCCAAATTTGCATCATCTACTTCTGTACTTAATCGAAAAAGCATATCTGAAAGGTTTCCCCCAAACCTCTGCATGAAAGGTCTTTCGGTATAATTTGTTAATAACAAAGTTCTAACAGCTTGTTTAACCGCTGCTGCATTAGTTTTCTTGAAAATATCACCATTGATAACATTACCTGATTTATCTGTTCCAATAAATTTTGAAGTAAAGCTTAAATCAATATCCTTATTTTCTTTTGTTCTAGAAACAATTATGCTTTTTGAATTTGGGTTTCCATCTTCATTTGAAAAAACTCTAGTTGCCATAGTACTTCCTTATGGTCTATTTATACATAAAAACATCAGTATTCACCTGCACCGCTTGTTGATGCACTAGAAGATTCACTTGAAGCCGACGGATATAAATTATATAAGTTAGGATTATAACTAGGCATATAGTGGTTTTGATTTGATAACGGCATATAAAAAGTAATCCCAGGTAATTCTATAAATGTATGAATATGACTTGATTCCCTAATCTTACTTTTTTGTGTATACAGTGGATAAAAATAACCTTTTTTACCTGCAGTTGAGCCAAAATTACTTGTTCCAAATACTGCAAATGGTTTACTTTCATCTAATGGTTCAGCTGCAGTTTCTTCAACTTCTTCTTCTTCACCAATTTCTAATAATTCACCTGTTGCTTGAACTGAATTGTTAAAACGTGTTTCCAATATATTATTGTATGTAACAGTCCATGGAGAAATAATTTCAGGCATAATTAAAATTATATCAACGTGCAATGTTCCATCTGGATTATAACTATCATAATTTAAAATTAATTTATCGTATTCAATGTTGTTTTTTAAATAAACAGCTAAATCAAATGTTTTATCAAAAGCTATCTTTCCATCTTGTCCAATCAATTCGTAAACAACTGCTCTACCATTTGTTTTTAAATAATTTATACCATCAGTAACATCTAAATCTTCATTAGGACCTTCTCTATAATATCCTTCTGATACTATCATTCTAAATTTTTCAAATCCTTTTGCACCTTTTAATCCAGGCGAAGAATTAACAAGTTGAAGTACTTGTGCGTGTAAGTAATATTGTTTTGCTAATAATATTTTATCTGAATTACTTAAGTGACTTAAAATATTTGGATCACTATAACTACCAAAAAATTTTGACAATGTTGTGCTTTGAGATAATCTTGTTCTGCCAGAAATATTCTTATTCTGCCAAGTTGGATCATATTGAGATTCTGGTAATAAATCTACTTTAAGTGCCATGTTGAAATACCTTTGATTTTGGATTTGATGGACCTAGTGGTTCTACTCCTCTTTGTGACTTATCATCTACACTTACGGCTTTACCGAATTTTGGAGGTATCGCATTAGCAAAATCTTTTGATACTAATCCTTCAGAAACAATTTCACCAATAAATGTTTCATTCGATATAGTATTTGGATCTCTTAATTTTGATCTTACACTTTTTGTAGTTAAGTCGTTTACTGTTATTCCACCATAATTTCTACTTCTGTTAACTGAAAATTTTAAATCATCAAATGTATCAATTTCAATTTGTCTAACACCGTACTCTGGATCTGACATAACTGATGCTAATACCGAAGTATTAGGCTCATCAGTTGTTTTATTTGTTGCTTCAGTAAAAGTTACTGTGGCTTGTGTACTTCCAGCTCCTACTCCTAATGCAGTTGCCACAGCAGTTTTTCCTGAAGTACTTGCATTACCAGATAAATTACCGTTAAATGTTGGTGCAGTCATTCCAACATCAGCTATGACACCTTGTGATGCATGTATTGATGTTGAATTAACTCTCGGTATATGAGCGGTTTTACCGTAATACACAATTTCATGTCCACCGACTGTTCCACTGTCACCTATGACAGATAAATTTTTTGCAGATATATTCATATTAGGTGATGTCAAAATAGTTTTATTTTCACTTGACATTATTAGTTTTCCACCAGCATCAATTTCAACTATACCTTCAACGTTTGTTTCATAATTACCTTTTACAATTTCATTTTTATCACTTAATACTGTTAATGTATCTACACCTAAAATGGTTTCTGCTTTATTTTCTCCGACAGTCAAAGTTTTATTTTTTGTTATTGATTCTATATAAGAGCTTTTAACTATTTCTTCTTTATTTCCTACTACATTAACATTAAAATCACCACCTACTTCTAAATCAAAATCACCAGCAACTCTCATTTTTAAGTTACCATTATATACGACTTCACCGTCTCCTTCAACAATGACTTTTTCATTAGCTGCAACTATTCTTAAAGTATTATTTGTTGAGCTAAATATTACAGAACCATCAGCTCTCATCTCGACACCTGATCCAGTTCTGTGTCTTATCATTACACGTTCTCTACCATTAGTATCATCATATTCAATTATATGACCAGAAGCAGTTTGTTTAACTTGATTTTCAGGATATTGTGTAGAAGGTTCATTATTTAACTCTAAATTTACATCAGGTACACTACCACCGATGTAAACATTTGATACTCTTGTACCACGAGCGATATTATTTACTGATGAAATTCCAACATATTCTTTTTTTGGAAATTGTTTATCAGGATCAGAACGACCGTCACCAGGATTTTTAATTGATTCTACTTGACTATTAGTTAAATTATCTCCTTCACCCATTACTTACTCCTATTTAAAGTAAAACCGAACGATTTAACTGTTCTGTCGTTTGTATTCAATTTGCCAATAATATTATTAAGCTCTTTATTTTTTTCTTTCATTCCGTTTTGAAAAATTTTATAATCAGCATCCATTTTTGCTTTTAAATCACCTGACTCTAAATTTTCTGCACCATATTTTATCGCTATAGAGTCTCTATCTTCTCCGTTTAGTTGAGATAATGTGGCACCTGCTTTATTTATGGCACTATTAAAATCATTATTAAACTGTTTACTTTCTACTAAATCATTTATTCTTTTATTTGCTTCTGCAAAAGATATTGGTTTTGATATAGTTGAACTTGTAATTGCAACAGTTTTAGGCTTAGTAATTACTCTTTCTACTTTTGTTGGAAATTCATCAAATTCAGATAAGTCATCATAACGATAAACAAAATTATATTTTGATATTACTGATTGTCTTACATCAAAAAGATTCGGTGAATCTTCAGGATTTGCTTCATTGTTGTCATAAACACCACAATCTGGAAAAACAGTAAACCAAGCTTTCAAAAATCTATCATAAGTTTCAAACATTTTACTATTAGGTATTTTTCCACCTGATATGAAAGATAATTGTATTCCTGTTTTACTAAATCTTGGATGTGAAACAGAGGACCTTGGCTTATCAATTGGCCGTCCTCTCTGTAAACTACCATCTGTTAATATTAAATAGTGTGAGTTAATACCATATTCATTTGGATTTATACTTATTCTATCAAGAGCAGTTTCAGCCGCTGTCTTACCTTCTGCGGCTGAGTTTGTTTCTTCTATTTCTTTTGTTACAATTCTTAAAAAAACATCTTTAACACCATTTTGTAATGCTTCTGCATTTGCTTTTTCTGGAGGTCCAGTAAATTTTTTAGTAGCATAAACAAATAAACCTCCTATTGCATCATCAGATGTTGATGTTGGACCTCTTGAACATTGCTTAAATTCTGTTATAAGTTCTTCAGTAGAATTAACAAATGTAAACTTATAAGTTTCTGGTGTAGCATAGCCTAAGAATGCATTTTGATCTTGTAAAACATATTCAATTTTCGGTGGCTTTATATCAACTAAGTTTCCTTTTGTCATATAGTTTGATATATTAGTTCTTGCACCTCCTACTTCGATAAGATCTTTTACATTTCCACCAAAAGAATCAGTTATAGTTGGTGTAGGATTATCAAAAACTTTAATACCGCTTAATATGTTTCCAAAAAAACTTCCTATTTTATTTAATATTGATCCTATAAATTGACCGGCAAGATTTTGTTTACTTCTTCCTAATCCAGGAAATGCACCAAGTGGATTTAAATCAAATCCTCCACTATTAAGTTTAAGTTTTAGTTTATCTTTATAAATTTTAGACACTGTTTCAATTGAAATTCTTGAAGGATCTTTTTCAGGTTTAAGAGATTCTATTGTAGTTGACGGACTTATAGAAATATTTGAAGCATATGTTCTTATTTTTTGTATTGGTAAACTTGAAAAATTTTTTTGCATCTGTTTCATCAAAGATTGTGGTGCACCGCTAGTAATAATTTTTTTAAGTGTGCCAGTTGCATCTGCCACTGGAGCTTCACCAAAAATATTAGTAAGTTTGCTTACATTTGTGCTTATTGATTTTAAACTACCATCACCAGCAGAACTCGTTAATTTAACTGGCATAATCTTTTTTGTTATTGCCTCACCTTCTTTTGAAAATGATGATAATGATTTAAATCCATTTACTTCATTAAAATTACCAATAATAGAACCTTCATTACTAATTTTATTCGCTTGTTGATCTTCTACAATATTAGTTTCATTTACATTTAATTTTCTTGATCTTTTAACATCACTGTTAACTTTATTTTGAGGAACAGCACCTACACCGTAATTACTTAAATCTAATGGCTCTTGATATTCAATCCTAACTTCTCCATAATCACCTGTAAATGTTATAACACCAGTGGTTTCATTAAAATTATAATGAACCATCTCTTGCAATGCAAATTCTCTGAACTTTGGACCTTGTTCTTTAAGTATTACTTTGTAATATTCAGGATCCCAATATTGTCTATCATATACATCAATAATAAAACTACCGGGTTCTAATTTTACTGGGCTTGAAGTTTCTGTTACTAAAGTTGACATATTATCCTACTAACTTATCAAATATTTCTTTACCATAGTTGATTCTTTTTTGAGTATTTGCTGCGGCTTTATTTGGTCTTTCATATGAATCTTGAAAAACAATCGTTGCATCTTTTACATTATCTGTTTTTCTTAATGGACCATCGCCTAAATAATTAAACGTTTCTAATTCATACTTCGTAAATAATAATTGTGCACCTAAAGTTAAATGATTTAAACCAAGTCTATTGGAATAATCTATTAATTGTCCTAATCTATTGCCAGCTGCCGCAGCTGGATTCCATTGTGCAATTCCAGTTGAACCTTCTGATGCATTAACTGCCTTTGGATTTAAATTAGGTCCAGATTCTACACAAAAATTTCCAATTATTCCACATGCTTGTTCCATTGTATAATTACCGCCTTCTTCAGATACAAAAAAATTAAATGCTTTTTCGATATTTGAATTTCCGTCTAAGTCTAAATCAATATCACCAGTTCCTGATTTATCATTTAAACTTGGTAAACCTTCAATTGCATCACCACTTTGATTTGCATAAGATTCAATTTTAGGTATAGATCCTATTATTAAAGGTAGCTGAGAGTCTTTTCCATCAAGAAAAAAACCAAACACTTGAGCTCTTGGTTTTAAACTAGAATTAGCACCTAGTCCCGAACTACCACCTTCAGTAACTGGTATTGCTACTTGAGCCCAAGGTAAATCAGAATTAGGTATTAATGAAGTGTCATGTGTATGTATTCCTTGAATACGAACTCTAACTCTATCAAGTTTTAAAGGATCATTTACGTCTATGACTAAACCCACAAACCACCTATTTTGATCTCCATAAAAAAATCTACTCATAATAATACTTCTTTCTCAAGATTACCAAGTCTTCCACATAATAATATAGTATTATATTTGTCATTATCAAAAACATGTTTTGCTGCACAAATTACATAATCACCTGATTTTTTACTGTCAAATAAAATTTGATTAGTATTTTCATTTGTGCTGGTATTATCTATAAAAAGAATTCTAATAACTTTACCTATTGTATAGTTTTCATCACCTGTTAAAAATTCTCTGCCTTTTACAGTAATTTCAATTGGTGACTTTGAAAGAAAAGACTTCATAGATTTAGCAGTTACTTTTTTTCTATGATTTGCAGAACTATTTTCTTGCTGATAACTTTTAAATTTACGAATGCCATTATCAAAAGCTCCGCTTGAAGACATTTGAGTTATTGAACGTGACTCATATTGAGAAATTTTTTTATCTTTTAATTTATAATCTGGTGCATAAACAAACCTTTCATTATCACCACCAAGCAAGTTTAGTGTGGATATTTCTTTAAACACACTTTCAACATCGTGTTTTACTCTATACGGCACTGCCGTCATAGTATCATAATAATAATATTCTCCACCTACTAAACCATCATTAATTAATGATTGTAAATCTTCAGTTTCAGATATTTTAAAATTTAAAATATTATAATATTTTTGAATACCATGTAATGAAGAAGTTGAACTAGGTGCATAAATAAATGGAACATTTTTATTTACCACTGGATCAGTCATTATTGAACCTAAATCTCTCATAATTAAATTATCAACGCCTAAAACAGAATAAAGATAATATGGCATGCCTATATCACTAACTGCTCTTTTCTTAAGCCATATTGATGCTTCAATAGGATTCATGTTTGGAATTATAACTTTAATAGTTCCAACACCATCTTTTCCTATAGTTAAAACATCTCTTTCTAAATATTCACTGTAGATTTTTGATATTATATTACCAACTGATCCAGTATATGATCTACTAATATTTTGTAATGATGATTTAAAAGCATGATATTCAATGCAATGAAATATTAAAGAATCAGTTGTTTCATCAGCTCTCGTTGTATCTTCAATTCTATCAACTAAAAATTCTTTAGTTATTTGTGTACCTTCATTCTGTTCTTCAGCTTGTATTATTTCAATTGTTATTTTTTCTGCACCTTGAAAATCATAGTCTTGTATTAGATCTGCAGTGTCAACCACCACAAATTGTGCAGTTAAATATGGTTTTTCAATATGTTCAAATATTTGAAACGAACTAATAATATTTTTAATTTCAAGATCGAAACCAGCGTTTCTTTCGCTATTAGATAATATAGCAGATACGAGTTGATACTCACTTTGCTGTTCAACTTCATAACTCATTTTATTGTCTTATTGCTTTCTTATAACTAGTAACTAATGTATTTATTAGATTTGGTCTTATTACTTTTATTTGACGTAAACTTTCATTTACATTAAAGTAAGATTGCTCATTGGTTATTTCGTTTTTTGTTGCACCAGGATCAATTAAATTGCCAGTTGTTTTATCTACACCAAGATCAACAATTCCTCCGCTAGTGTCTGTATAATAGTTTGCAGCTAAGTGTTCTGCAGAACTCGAAATTATATTAACAGATTCAACTGTTCCACTTGAATTTGTAGATGATATTGTTTCACCGGCTTGTCTAAAATTTTTAGTTCCTTCAATCACGATTTGTCCTAAATCTAGATTTCTTCTTATAATTTTACCAGTAACACCACTAAATCCACCATTTACTGTTTGACCAACTTTAAACTTAGTTGAAATATTTTCTCTTGTTGTTAATACTGTATTAGGAAATATTTTTTTAATATACACTTGAAAATCATGATTATCTAAAGGCCAACCTTGTTGTCTAATATCATCATTGAGCAAATAAAAAGTCCAATAAAATAAAGGTGTATCATATAACTGAACTGATAATTGATCTGGCCTCGTTCCTTCTCTAATAGTATAAAAAGTTAAAAATGCAATATCATCTTTTATTTGATCAATAACATCTACATATCTTGTTATATCTTGAGTTAAAGTTGGTAATGCTTCATTACCAAATGTATAAAATATATCTTGAAAATCTTTAAAATATTTCATTTTAATATCCGTTTATTATATCATTTTTATTTAGAGTTTTATGCTCTACAAATGATAAAGTTAAATCTACTTCGTTTGGTTGTCCATCTCTTCTAAAAGCTCCTCCGGTAGGATTAATTGATGTACTTACATTTCTTAAATAACATAGATGTATTTTTGGAATATTTCTATTATGTCTACCTTTATATTTAAAATCTATGTCAAACATATTAGGAAATTTAAATCCAATTGATGCACCTCCCAATACTGATATATCATAAGTTTCTGGATATAATTGTTGTCTAAAATGTTTTACTATTTGATTTATTACTCTAGCTTCATACTGTGATTTAGCAATCATTTTAAATTGAAAAGTAAATTCTCTTAAACCTACACCTCTAAATAATGCTCTTATATTTGGGTTAATAATTGTTCTATTTTGTAAAGTTAATGCATTTGCTAAACCACTATTAAATATTGAAACTTTGTCTATCAATCTAGCTGCACCAACTCTTAAACCAGCTTCTCTTAATTGTTGGTTACCTCTTATAACATCAAAAACACTTTTGCCTCCTTCAAGCGCAGCACCTAAAGTTGATTCAAGTGCACCTGCACCTTGTTGTATTAAACCTTCTGCACCAGCACCAAGTGCACCAAGTGCAGCATTATCGTATTGTGCGTTATCGTTAAATTGCATTGTCAATGGAAAGTACATATCAACAACTGGCTCATTTAATTCAACAGGTTTCAAACCACCTTTAATTATATTCATCGTATCTGCAGCAGCCTTAGAGGCCAATTTTTTATCTCCAAATATTTTTGTAAGACCGGCATCTCTAAATGATGATACAGCATCTCCTACTTGACCTGTAAGTGTACCACTGCCACGAGTTGCTTTTGGTCCAGTTGCTGGCACATAACCTGCTTCATCTAAACCTGCGTTAGGATTTCCTCCAACGCCACGAATTGAAGCATTAGCATCATCTAATCCACCAGTCATTAAATAAGCTTCTTTATCTTCAGATAATGCTGTGCCGCTTTGAGATGTTTTTAAATTATCAGTAGCAATTTTTTCAAATCTTTTTAATGATTCACCGTCTATTTGTGACTTCATTGAAACCATTTTAAAACTAACTCTTGCTTGATATGCTGGGTTATCAGTTTCTAATGGATATTTTAAATCTCCACCTCTACCTAAACGATTAAATACACCATCAAGAAAGCTTTCTGCGGTTGATGCAACATTTTGTAATTGAGATTTTAAATCACTAAAATTAACATTTCTTATTTCATTACCAAAATTATCAATTTGCTGTTGTGGTATTTTTCTACCCACACCACCAAAAGCATCTATACCTGGGAAGTTATTGGCAGATTGTACTTCTCCCATACCTCCTACTTTATTGAGTCCAGTCGTAGGTACTCCAGTTAATCCAATATCTGACATATAAAATCCTTATAGATATATTAAGTATTATTTTTCTATTTATAACAAAAAACATGGCTTATTCTGGTAGATACTCAATCAAAAATGCATCTAAGTACAAAGGTGATGTTAATAATATAATATACAGATCTTTATGGGAAAAGGCAGTTTTTCAGTGGTGTGATAAGAATCCTAAAGTTAAACAATGGAGTTCAGAAGAAATTATCATTCCTTATTATTATGAAGTTGATAAAAAATATCATAGGTATTTTCCAGATATGAAGATAGTAATGGAAGATAAAACAATCTTAGTTGAAATAAAACCAGAAAAAGAGACACATCCACCAACAGGCCAAAGAAGAACAAAACAGTATATTGCTGAAGGATTATCATATATACGTAACATGAATAAATGGGAAGCTGCAAATGACTTTGCAAAAGATCGTGGTTGGGACTTTCAAATATGGACAGAAAAAACATTACAAGAAATGAAATTACTTCAAGGTCCAGCACCGGGTAAACTTGGTAAATATAAACCATATAAACCTTTTCGAAAAAAACGTAGAAAAAAGTTATAAATAGTCTTATGAGTAATTGTTTTCATTTAGCTGTAGAAGGTGGTAAGTTGGAACTAACGCTACCTTTTTACACAACTATATTAGGTTGCGAACTTGGTCCTTCTGAAGAAGGTAAATGGCAAGACATTGATTTTTGGGGTAATGAATTAACATTACATGAAAGTGAACCAAGAAAGCAAAAGTCTTCAGATCGTGAAAGACATGATGTTGATATGGGTGCAGTATGTGTACCACACTTTGGTGTACATTTACCATGGGACATATATACTAAAGTAAAAAAGAATGTAGAATCATCTGTTGGTTTTTACGATAAACCGTATATAAGATTTGAAGGTAAAGAAACTCAACAAGAAACTTTTTTTGTTGAAGATCCAAATTTTAATATGTTAGAGATTAAGAGTATACAAGGTACATATTATGAGTAATCTTTTCCAGAAACTTGAACTTGAAGCTTTTCGTGCTGGAATAAATCCACGTACACAAGAATCGAGAGAATGGTTTCGTAGAAGAATACAAAGATTAACGAGAGTAAATCGTGATGCTTTAATGAGAGAACAAGAAATAAACCGTAGAGCATCACATAGTTACGGCTCAATGTTTATGTATTTTTACGATCCAAAGCATAAAAAGAAGTTACCCTACTATGATAGGTTTCCATTAACTATACCCGTTGAACCTGCTGAAGGTGGATTTCGTGGAATTAATTTACATTACTTACCACCAATTTTAAGAGCAAAGTTTTTGGATGCATTATTAAATGTAACTAATAATAAAAAATATGATGAATCTACAAAGTTTAGATTGACATATGAATTATTAAATGGAACTAGAAATTTAAGATATTTTAAACCGTGTTTTAAACATTACTTACTATCACAAGTAAAATCAAGATTTGCAGAAGTTCCTGCACCAGAATGGGAGATTGCAACATTTCTACCAACTGCACAATGGGAAAAAGCTTCTGCTGGGCGTGTATATTCAGATTCGAGAAAGGCATCAAATGGCTAATAGTATAGAAGATATTAAAGCATTAGCGAATACGAAACTTGGATTTGCAAGAAATAATAAATTCTTAGTTACATTGCCATCTGTAGGTGTAGGTGGAGGATTATTAGCAGGTATTGTAGGTGCATTCGGTGGTGTAGGTGGTGGAGCTAGTCCAAGAGAATTAAATATATTATGTTCAAATGTAACTATGCCTGCAAAACAAATTTTAACTAATGAACGAAGAATTGGTATGGAACTACAAAAGGTGGCTTATGGTTATGCAGTTGATGATATTAGTATGACGTTTTTTCTCATGAATGATTACGGAGTAAAAGATTATTTTGATAGTTGGAGAAGTACAATACTTGATGAAGAAGGACAAGCATCAAACTATAAAAATGAATATGCAAAAACGGTAACAATACATCAACTAAGACAACCTTTAAAAGGATTTAGTAGGCAAATAGGACCGATAAGATTTAACGCTGGATTAGGAGGTGGAAGTGTTTATTCAGTCAATTTGATTGAAGCATTTCCAGTTGCATCCAGTGCTATTGAATTAAATAATGATCTTGATGGATTAGTACAATTAAATGTAACGTTTGCTTTTACTAATTGGAAGAGAGCGAGAGGTGGACAAAACTTTATCAATATGGATATTGATACTCCTCTCGGTGGAATTGATATACTATAAGGAGTGAAAAATGGCATTGCCAGTATTAACTAATGATAAACCAATGTATGATGTAGTTGTACCTTCGTTACAACAATCATTCAAGTTTAGACCTTTTCTGGTTAAAGAACAGAAAAGTTTATTAGTAGCATATGAATCTCAAGATATGAAACAGATTCTTAATGCTATGTTAAATTGTATAGAAACATGTGTACCCGGTATTAAAACAAATCAACTTGCAACATTCGACGTTGATTATGTTTTTACACAAGTTAGAGCAAAATCTGTTGGTGAAACAACAAAAATATTATCAGCTTGTGTAAAATGTAATGAAGAAAATGAAGTGCAAATTAATTTAGAAGATATAAAAATGGATGCAGCAGAATTAAAAACAACTGTTGTACCAATTACTGATACTATAAGTGTTAAAATGAAATATCCAACATATGATGATATGCTGAAGAATCCAAATTATTTAAAGACTGACGCATCACAAACTGAATTACTTTTTGAATCAATGATATCTTGTATGCATTCGGTTCAAAGCGGTGATGATAATATAATAATTAGTCAAGAACCAAGAGAAGAAATTGAAAAGTTTGTAAATTCATTAACTAATAAACAACTAGAAAAAATAACCGAGTTTGTTGAATCAATGCCGACAATGAAACACGAACAAAAATTTATGTGTAAAAAATGTGAACATGAAAACACGGTAGAATTGAAAGGATTACAAGATTTTTTTTAATTAACCTCTCTCATGAAACGTTGGAGAACTATTTCAAGACGAATTTTTTAATGATGCAACATTTCAACTATTCATTGTCAGACTTAGAAGGAATGTTACCGTGGGAGAGAGAGGTATATTTAATGTTACTAAATGATCATTTAGAAGAGAAAGCAAGAGAAGAGCAAAGGCAAAGTAGATGACAACATTAGCAGAAGTCAATGCATCTTTAGGTGTAACTAATATTGCACTTTCAGATGTTGTAAAACAACAGAAAGAAACAAATACTGGAATATCTAATTTTGTAGATTTCTTGAAATCTAAAGATACACGTGACACGGCTCAAGATGCACGCGATAGAAGAGAAGAGATTGAAGAAAAGCGTGAACGAAAGGCTTCTGTTATTAGTCGAGCTGGTTCTGCTGCTGCTGCAGCAGGTGCCGCAGTAGGTGGTAGAGCATTAGGACTAGGTAAAGCTGGCTTAGGTTTAGGAAAAGACTTATTTTCTAAATTAGGCGGTATTATACCAATAGGCTTAGCTGGTGCTTTTTTAACAAGTCTCGTAGGATCTAAATTATTTAGAGGAGGCATAGCAGGTTTAGGTTTTATGTTTGGTGATCGTATAGCTGAGATTTTAACAGGACCTGACGCTAAAAAAGAAGTAAAAGACATGTTGGGTGGTGCTATAAAAGGCGGTGCTCTTGGATTTTTACTTGGACCAAGATTTGGCGCAATTGGTTTTGTCTTAGGTGGTTTACTATCAAATGATGAAATAGATGAACAGGCTGGAAGATTATTAACAAACTTAAAAGATTTAAAAGTAAAGTTTCCTGCTTTAGGTAAATTTTTTACAGGTTTAACTAGTGCAGTTTCAGGTGGATTAGAAAGTATCAATAAATTACTTGAAGGTACAAGTGAAAATAAAGTTAAAGATATAGCAAAAAGTATTGCGCTAGTAGGTGGTGTTGCAACATTACTGATGCCTGGAAAAATATTAGGATTACTCGCTGGTGCTACAAAATTAATAATAGCGTCTCCCGTTGGAAGAGCTATAATGCTTATGGCTGGCGGTGGTTTATTAATGAATAAATTGATGGGAAATGATGCAACTGAAGGTGAAGTTGATCCAACAGCATTTGGTACTGGAGCTTTAGTAACAGGTGCAGGTTTATATGCTGGTAAAAAATTAATTACAAATACACCAACTAACACTAAGGGTGGAACAGGTAAAACATTAACTGGCGTAGATAAAGATATGAGAAGATTACAAACTGGTGCTGGTAGCAGATTTGATCGTCAAATGGATGTAAATTTAAAAGGTTTAAGACAATTTCCTAAACTATTAAAATTTATAAAATTTGTTGGTAGAACTGGACCATTAGCATCGTTATTTGGTATTGCTGAAATTATTCAAATGGCTTCAACTGGCACATTAAATGCAGCTTCATTAAGTAAAGTTTTTGCGGGCTTGATTGGTGGCGTAGCTGGTACTAAGTTAGGTGCTGCTATCGGGAGTTTTTTCCCAGGCCCAGGTACATTAATTGGTGGTTTATTAGGTGGTGGAATAGGTTTCTTTGCAGGTGAAATGCTTGCAGAAAAATTAGCTAACTTTTTATTAGGCACCGATGACGGTGAATTTAAAAAAGCAGGTAATCCAAGAGCAGCTCGAGCTCAAGCAGCCGCAATGAAACGTGGTGAAAGGTTAGCAGAATCATATAAAAAAGATCCACTTAGTGGAATTAGAAATCAATTTGAAGCTAATCCAGCCGGAGGTTCCGGTACTGATATGGTTGACCCAGTTGGTAATCCTACCACAACCATGATAAATGATTCATATAATACAAGCAATAATTATTACAATAGCTCCAGTATAGCCATTGACCAATCTGGAGCTACTGACAGTAGAGATAATTTATCTAAGCAAATTAACTTTAGTACTTAGGCATCTTCTTTCGCTAACTTAGCAAAATAAGACATTGTATCTTCATCACCATTATCAATTTCTTCTACTGTTGCTGGTGCAACTGCCTCAACTGGATCGTTGATTTTAGTTTCTTCTTGAACAGTATAAGAACCTGCATTCATATCTTCACCAAGAACTCTCATCAATTTAGTTTTAAGTTCATCATATGTTTTATAGTTCTTTGGATTAGTGAACTCGGTGATATCATGTAATTGATTATACACACCTTCCAACTTAGCTTCATCTGATTCTAAGAACGGTGTAGGTGTAGCAAACTCAGACTTATCATAGTTTCTATAACCTTCAACATTTCTTATCTTTAACTTAAAGTTTGCACCTTCCCAAAAATCAAATGCATCCATTGGAGTTTCATCCGCAAATTCAGGATTCATTTTATCCATAATCTTATCAAAGATTTTCTTACCAAATTTATATAAGAATACTTTACCTTCGTTTTGAGGTGCTGATGGATCTTGAACTACATATATGTTAGTCACATAATGTAATCTTCTTTTCTGAGATCTTGCTTTTTCTTTATCAGCATCAATACCAGAATTCCAAAGTCTTGAATTAAGTTCACCGACTGGATCAGTTTGACCGATTGATGTAAGTGAATTTTCAATATACCATAAACCAGTAGGACCTTTAAAGCCATGATCCCAATATCTTACAAATGGTATTGCACCATCTTTCCCTGGTAAGAACCTGATTACAGCATAACCATTACCGGCTTTATCTACTGTAGGTTTCCAAATCCTTTCATCGACGTAGGATTTTTGTTCACCACCACCGGATGCCTGTGCTGCTTCTATGATTTTATTGATGTTAGTGCCGCGATTGCGTTTTAATGTTTCAAATGACATAGTATTGTCTCCTTATTAACTGAAATATTAACTGAAATATTACTTGTATATTAATGTAATCCCGTCCGACTATCACTAGCTTCAGAACTACCTATATTATATATACAGCTTTATTCAAAAAGTGAAGAATCAATGGAATTTTTTTTCGGTAAGAAATTTAAATCCATTGCCTCTGCTTCAAGCTTATCTCTAATAACTGGTGATATAAACTTCCTTACATCTTCTGGTTCAATATCATTCTTGCTACAAACATGTAATATTGCATCCATATAAGGAATCTTCATATCAGCCACTGTATTTTCAATAAGCTTTGTAAATTTAGACTTAGTTAGAAATTGTTCTTCTACCTTCATTTGTCTAAAACCCTTAGTAATATTGTATCTTTATTTATTCTACCATTAGGTACTTTAGTTTTTGTTTTAAGTAGTTTCCAAGCATCATTAATTTGATTTGGTGTTTTCTGTAAAACAATCGGTAAGAAATCAAGTGGTTTACGTAAACATATTGTTCTACTTAAATCTTTTGAAAAGTTTTTAATGGTTGATCCAGATATTTCAAATCCATTTGGACTTTCAGTAATGTATTCAGTAACCATTTTATTTTTTGTATTGAATGCATACAATCGAGTTTTAGTAGGTATTTGAATTGGATTGATTGATACAATTTTAAAATCATTATCTTCTTTTTTGTATTGAACCCTTGAAACTTGTTTATCAATTGATTTAGGTCTTTTAACTTTAACATTACGTGATGCTTTAGTTGCAGACCTTATTCTTTCAAGATCTTCAAGCATTGCTTTACAAACTTTAATTCTATGATTCAGGGTTGACCGTTTCAGGTGGGAGTATCCTTCAACAGCTTGATCGCATCTTTTGTGATATGCGTCTTCATAATCAAGAAGCCAACCCTCAATCATCGGCTTAACGTGACTTATTGCAGTATTTGTTAAGCCATGGTACTTGAATCTATCATAAATATTAATAGTGGCATCTTCACCATCGATCCACTTGTCCTCAAGATCAAGTAATTCTTGCATAATAGTGTTATTAATTTTTCTCATCAACCTAACTGCAGGTGATATTGAAATAACATTATTAATTGTTTTTTGTTTTTCTTCATATATGACTTTACCTTTTTCAATTAGAGGTATCATCTTATCAAATAAACCATTTAAAAATTCTTTAGCGATATTGCCGTCAGCATCATTATTTTTATATAAGTCGTTGTTATACCAGAAAGCAGTAGCTGCATTATGTGTCATTGAAAAATGATATTCTGGATTTGCTAAAATGTATTTTGATGGTTCCGGAAAGTTTTTCTTAACCCAAGTTTTAACTTGTTGAATACAATCTTTTCTATCAACCTGTAAATGAAAGTAATCTTTTACTGCGTTGAAACCTTTGTCAACTGGAACACCAGCTAAGCCTGTACGAGCTTTTGCTCTTGCTACTTTTTTTGTAGACTTTCTACCTTTTAATGCTGTCAAACTCATAATTTATTCTCCCTTATATAATCTCCGACTGCGCCTTTTACAATATTTGGATATTCACCTAAGTAAGTACCCGCCTGTAACATATCTTTGGTGATTAGATATTTGTGTGGATGATCAATAGCATCCCAATTATCCAAGATATGTTTTGCTAACTGATCAAACTCTTGATCAGTTATTAAATTTTTATCAAGTTTATAATATGCATAAGAGCACATTAAATATTTTGCTATAGGATTTTTCATTTTCCTATAGCTTTCCTAAAGACTTTTGTACTTTCTTTTCGTTTTCAAGAAAGACTTTATCCATCATGGTGACTTCAATATTATTTGATATGGCAAAAGCTAACATATCATTCTTTTCACATAATAGTTCGCAGAATCTTAGCCTTTCACCAGTATTCATTAACTCTAATTGTTTGATGATTTTTTCATAATTAAACATAATTTAAACTCCCAATTTTTTATTATAGTTATATTCTACCACACTTTTCAGCAAATGTAAAGGAAAAAGTGATTAACATATTAATTAATTTCTCCTCATAGTTGCATAATCAGAACCTTTTGTATTCTTATTTACTGGTACCATATTTGATTTATGCATTGTAGCGATACCAGTAATGAAACTACCTGTATAGGTATTTTGTTTGGACTTACCAACTATAGGACCGGTGTAGTCACTAGTTGGTAGAGATCTTGAATGTTCTTTGTAATTAGGTGCTTTTACGCCAGAACATTTCTTTTTATTTTTGATTTGGCTTGGATGTGCTCCTCTTGACATAAGCCACTTATCATGTTCATCTTGAGCTTTTTGCCAGCCTGCTTTACGAAAAGGTTTTTTTCTTTTTTTACTATTTAAATTATTATAATATACTGGCATTAAATGCATACTCATTGTACTGCTCCAAAAATTTTTGTTATATCAACATATCCATAGTTGACTGCAAAAAGTAAACCAATGATAATCATAATTATAATTGCATTACGAAAGAAAAAACCAACTATGGAAAAGAATACACCTACAATCAATGCCCCAGCTACCGCGAAGAAGAGGAGTTGAAGAAATAGTGGAAGCATTGATTGTATTTCTGATGGACTAGGCATATGCTGCCTCCAAATTCTGTGGGGCGGCGATCAAGACATCTAACCTTACCGACCGATGGGTCCGCCCCATGGTAAGGCTAGGGAACGTTTTATACTCCACCGATGATTCCCTGGGTAGTTCCGTACCTGTAAATCCTGATGTGCTTCTCGTTATTTCATTGTCCATCACAACATCCTGGTGGTTACTTATAGCTATGTCATAATTATTTTCCTTCATTTTTTTATTTAATTCTTTTTCCATTATAGATATATTCTACCATAGTTTTTAGCAAATGTAAAGGAAAAAATGCATTTAATTTAAAAAAAGTGATTAACATATTAACTAAGTCTTTTCCCTTTGTATTTGATTTGGTCCAGAATTAAGTGATAATTCTGGACTTTTATTTTTATATACTTCTAATTCTTCAGTAAGTTCTTTAATACGTTTATATAACGCATACTTTTCTTTAGTTTCTTCAGCTAACTGCTTTTTTAACAAGTCAACTTCTACGCCACTGTAATTAAATTCAGTGGACGGTTGGTTCGTCGTCGTCATCAAATTCCTCCAACTTAAATACAAACTCAATCCCATTATCATTATGAGCTTGATGAACCATTTCACCAAGAGAATAGGTTTGATCGTCAACAGTAAAAACTATTTCGTTTTCTTCATTAAATTTTTTAGCTGCTGCTTTTTTAAAATCGATTATATTAGATTTTTTCTTAGGCATTTTAAAACTCCTTTTCTATTATATTAATTCTACCACAGTTTCACTTAAATGTAAAGGAAAAAGTGATTAACTTGTTAAATGTTTTGCATGTATTCTACAACCAATAAAGTTATTGTAGTAGTCATCTCTAAACAATACATTGTGGTCGAACTGAAGCTTGGCTTCATAATAAGACATTTCGCCTTTTGTTTTACAGAGTTTTAAAATTTCACGTTTAAACCTTTCTTTGCCGTGTTCTTCGATGAGTTGGCATACTTCATTGGACGACCCATAATAGTCTTTCCAGTTTGATTCAACACGTGTGCGTACACGTCTCTTACGTGTTTTAGTGATGGGTAGAATTTTAGGTTTCCAGAAGTTCTTCTTTCCAATATATTTTTTGTTGGAATAAACTTCGGTGAGTTGATATACGAATCCTTGAAATTCATTTGGTGTAGACTCGAAGAGTTTACCATTATAATACCACATTTAGTTATTTATTTTTTTTCTCGTGCCGCCATTACATGTGATGCATACGATGACCTTTCGAATATTGGAGAACCAATACTAACAGGTAAAGCCCTTGTAGGTTCAAACTTTGGTAGTAAAGGTAGTAATATTAAAAAGTGAAAGAAATAATATCCAGTTGCTATTCTACTTAATACTACGTATATACCTTCGGCAGGCATTGCACCAAGATAACCTAATAATATACAATCTGCAAATAAAATCCAAAAAAACATTTTATATAGTGGCCTAAAGTTTGAACTTCTTATAGGTTGTCTATCTAACCAAGGTAAAATAAACAATACTACGATTGCACCAAACATTGCAAGCACTCCACCTAATTTATCAGGTACAGCTCTTAATATAGCATAAAAAGGTAGAAAGTACCATTCTGGTACAATATGTGCAGGTGTAACTAAAGGATTCGCAGGTATGTAATTATCAGGATGTCCCATAAAATTTGGAAAGAAAAATACTGCTGCAGCAAAGAATGTTAAAAATACACCAAGTCCAAATAAATCTTTAATTGTATAATACGGATGAAATGGTATAGTGTCTTGTTTACCTTTTACATCAATTCCTATAGGATTATTTGAACCGAATTTATGTAGTGCAATCAAGTGTAAAATTACTACACCTACTATTACAAAAGGTAATACAAAGTGTAAACTAAAAAATCTATTCAATGTAGCATTGTCGACACTAAAACCACCCCATAGCCACGTCACAACACTTTCGCCTATTAATGGTAACGCACTAAATAGATTTGTAATTACCGTTGCACCCCAAAAACTCATTTGACCCCAAGGCAAAACATAACCCATAAAAGCAGTTGCCATCATCAGTAATAGTATTAATACACCAAGAATCCAAAGAAGTTCACGCGGCGCTTTATACGACCCGTAGTACAGCCCACGGAATATATGTATGTATGTAACTATAAAAAAGAAACTTGCACCATTCATATGAATGTATCTTAACAACCAGCCATGATTTACATCTCTCATAATTCTTTCAACAGAATCAAATGCGTAATCAATATGAGCAGTATAGTGCATACTTAAAACAATACCTGTAATTATCATTATAACAAGTGTTATACCTGCTAATGAACCAAAGTTCCAAAAGTAATTTAAATTTTTAGGTGTTGGATATTCAGTAAGCTCATGATTTAAGAATGAAAATAAACCAAGTCTATAATCAATCCAGTTTACTATAGGGTTTTTAAATTTAGTTTTTGCCATTAAAAGTCTACGTCTATTCCATTTATACTATATGTTTTTCCATTAAAGCCTTTATCCATTTTTTCGATGTCAGTCATCTTTTTACTGTTAATCCTTATCCATGGATTGAACTTCTTCGGCTTCGGCTCTTCTGCCACAGATCGGGCAGTAAACAGGTTTTTTATATGATGCAACAAAGGAAGTTTCATAACATTCTTCGCAATCTATCTGGTAATCTTTCAAGAATTTCTTCCTTTCTTTTTTTAGATGCTGTTGACCATTCTGCAATTTCTTGTGTTGACCGGCCGCAACCAATGCAAAAATCATTTTGTAGAGTACATATTTTTATACAAGGTGAAACGACTTTAGAAATCGATTTCACAGGCACCACCTGCGCAGGCGGCTGCAGCGAGTGTATCAACATCAGTATACTTTCTTTCTTTTATATCTTCTTTCCAATCAACTGTTTTAAGTGTTGATTGTATTTTATTCCACTTATGCAATAAGTACGCATCCTTCAAACAATGTTCTGCTACATCTGCATCTGAATTAAGATAATTATCTCCAAACTTTTTAAATCTTCTTATCCAATCTCGCTTCATAGCATTCTCAGAAGTTTCCAAAGATATATCTTCACCAAAACCTTTTGCTGTAGAACACGCATCCCATAAATTATTAAAGACTTTTAACGCGTCAACAACCATACCTGATGCAAAGATTGCAGCATTGCCATATTTCTTTACCATATCTTTTGCTGTAATCACTGCTGTGTTCGGTGCTTGATTATAATCTTTATCGCCTGACATTGCTAAGAAAGAAATACCTGCAAATGAATGTCTATTTTCAAAAACATATCTTTCAACATTATCCCAATCATCTACAATAATTGTATTTGATACATTATGTCTTACACCTTTATCTGCACATAGGTCTTCATTAGTACCTG